GAATTGGAAGAAAACGGTGAAGGCAAGAATGTATCTTGATAATACCGTGCCGAGCCTACTGAGTAGGAAGGTGTAGAGACTAGTGGAAATCTAGCGATAGATTTTAATAACCACAATAGTATCCAAGGTCGTTTAACGATTAAGAGATAGTCCACAAATGGGCGCATTAATGATTTCAATTCCTTGCGACCATCCTGATTTAGAGGATTTCATTGAAATCAAACAAAACACTGATAAAGTAACCAAGGCTAATATTTCCATCAGGGTTACAGATGAGTTTATGGAAGCTGTAGCAAACAGAGAACCTTATACTTTGAAGTTTGTCAGAGAAGAAACTGGTGAAGAAATTTCAAAAGAGGTTGACGCACATGAAGTATTTATGAAGATGTGCGAATCAAATTGGGATTGGGGCGAACCCGGACTTCTGTTTTGGGATAATATTGAAAAATATAACTTGTTAAGTGAAGATAAAAATTTTAAATATGCAGGTGTAAATCCTTGTGCTGAAGAGCCTTAATGAATTGGTAGGGGTTCTTAAAAGTTGGTGAAATGCTGGAACCACTCGTTAGGTTGACAGTAGGAAATTAATGTAGGTTTGGTCATCTACCCTAATAATCTGTCAAATAGAGTCAATCAGCAGGTTGGTTAATACATAATTAATTATGCAAATATACATGATTACAAATCTGATCAATGGTATGAAATATATAGGAAAGGATCAGAATGATAATCCTCAATATATGGGGAGTGGAATATTATTATGGAATTCTTATAGAAAGAGGTTTGGAAGACAAGATTTAGATAGTAGTAAAAGGACTCATCATAAATGGGTGTATAAAAGAAATTTAGAATTAAATATATACAAGAAAACTATATTAGATACATGTTCGGACAAAGAAACATTATGTGAATTAGAAAAATACTATATACAAAAATATAATACTATACGACCTAATGGATATAATATTGCCGATGGTGGTGAGGGTGGCTATTTAACTTGCGGTTATTCAGAAGAAGAAAAAAATAAATGGAAAGAACTTATTTCTCAAAAAACTAAAGAAGCTATGCATAAACCAGAAATAAGAGAAAAATTTATGGAATATGTAAATAACAGGGGAGAGAGTTGGAGAAATAATATATCAAAATCTTTAAAAGGACATAAAGGACATCCTCTTTCTGAAGAACATAAAAAACGTTTATCACAAATTAATAAAGGTAACCAATATGGTTTAGGTAACAAAAGTAGAACAGGACAACATATTAGTGAAGAACAAAAACAAAGAATGTCTGAATCATTAAAAAAAATTGAACATACACAAGAATGGAATGATAAAGTAAGTAAGTCTTTAAAAGGAAAACCCAAAAGTGAGGAGCATAAACAGGCTCTTCGAAAACCAAAGCCAAAATATCAATGGCTTTTGCCAGATGGCAGTTTAAAAATTATGGATGCTTCAAATGGTAGCAGACATAAAGATTGGATAAAATTAAAAAGGATTTCATAGTTTGATTCTGACCAAATCAAACTTAACCAACCTCAACGACTATTCTTTATAGAAGTACACTGCAAACGTATGGTAGTGGAAGCGCCAACCCTTATATAATAAGGATGATATAGTCTGATCTGTATGGAGACATACAGCAGTTCGTAGGAGAACGCACAAGAAGTTGTGAATCTTGTGGAACACAATGTTACCAGCAGGTGGTGCGTGCCTTTTAGGTTCGCTCAATCTTTCAGAATTTATTACTGATAATAAAGAATTTGATTATTATGATTTTGCATTAGCAGTAAGAATTGCTGTAAAAGCATTAAATGATGTACTGGACGAAGGTCTTCCGCTCCATCCATTACAAGAGCAGAGAGATTCAGTTCGCGATTGGCGTCAGATTGGTCTTGGCATTTTCGGGCTTGCTGATATGTTGATTAAAATGGATATTAAATACGGCAGTCCTGAATCTATCAAACTGTGTGATAAGATCGGATATTCAATGGCGAGAGCGGCTATGACCACTTCGATTGACTTAGCACAGGAAAAAGGGCATTATCCAAGATTTAATGGTGATGCAGTCCAGAAATCCTTATTCTGGCGTTCTCATGATATGGACGCTTCTTTTGATAAAGATTTGTATAAATATGGTCTCCGCAATTCTCAGCTTTTAACGATTGCACCTACGGGGACACTTTCAACAATGCTTCGTGTAAGCGGAGGTATTGAACCAATCTTTGCAAATTATTATACGAGAAAAACAGAATCACTGCATGGACATGACCAGTATTATAAAGTCTATACTCCCATTGTAAAAGAGTACATGGACGCACATGGTCTTACAGATGATAGCCAACTTCCTGATTTCTTTGTTACTGCCCAGACTCTTGATTATAAAGATAGAATTGCAATGCAGTCAGTTTGGCAGAAACACATTGACGCTTCCATCAGTTCCACAGTGAATGTTCCAGAAGAATTTCCAGTTGAAAAAGTCGAAGATATTTACATCGAGGCTTGGAGGCATGGACTCAAGGGCATCACCATGTTTAGGGATGGATGCAAACGTGCTGGTATTCTAACAACTCATATTGAGGAAGAGAAGAAGGAAGTGGCAAGTTATGACGAACTTAAACGTGGGATGATAGTAAAAGCCGATGATAACTGCATTGGCAAGAAGCGTACACTTCATACTGGTTGTGGCACTCTACATTGTGAAGCGTTTTTTGACCCCGACACTGGCGACTTACTTGAAACATATCTTTCAAAAGGAAGTACAGGTGGATGCAATAACTTTATGGTTGGTTTGTCTCGTATGATTTCTTTGTCTGCTCGTGGCGGTATTGACATTGACTCAATTGTAGACCAGCTTAAATCAAGTGGCACATGCCCGTCTTACGCTGTCAGGGCAGCGACAACACATGACACATCCAAAGGTAGCTGTTGTCCAGTAGCTATTGGAAATGCATTGATTGATATGCATAACGAGATGATGAACGACTTAGTTGATTATTATGAAGAAAATGATAGTCCTAAAAAACAAGTAAAGCCCGCTCAGTCGAAATCATCAACGCCAAAATGCCCACAGTGCGGTGGTAATCTTGTATTTGAGGGTGGTTGCAATACATGTAAAGATTGCGGATGGTCGAAGTGTGATTAAACATAGTTATAAGTTTTTTCAAAATACATCATGTGAATACTTTCCATGTCATGACACTAATGATAAAGAGGGTTTTAACTGCCTTTTCTGTTATTGTCCTCTTTATCACTTGGGAGAAAAATGCGGTGGTAACTTTCAATATTTAAGTAGTGGAATTAAAGATTGTTCAGAGTGTACTTTTCCGCATGATGCAGATAATTATGAAAAAATAATCAATACAGTATATACAAAGGTATTATAGATGGATATACATGAAGCAGTAAAATGGTTAGACCCAGATTGTCGGGATAAGACAATGAAAGAATTTGAAAACGCAAGCGGAGTAGAAATTGTAGATATTGTTATCAATAAATTTAACGATGCTTGCAGAACTGTAATTGATGTTCTCAAAGAAAAAGATTTAATTTAAGCGAGGTTGGTTAATTGATTCCTAAAGTTGGTTATTTCAAAAAAGTACCTTATGAACAGTTCAAAGCAGACTACAAAGTACCAGCAGACTTCCCTGAAGAGAGGATCCGTGAAATCTACGACAACATCAAACTTCCTAAACGCTCCACAAGTGGAAGTCTTTGCTATGATTTCTTCGCTCCTTTTTACATCTGTCTTCACCCGAATGAAAGCGTGGTAATCCCGACAGGCATTCGAGTTATTCCCGATGAGGGATGGGGGCTTCTTCTTTATCCCAGAAGCGGTCAGGGATTCAATTTCAGATTGCAGCTTGACAACACTGTAGGCATCATCGACACGGATTATTACGGGAGTGATAACAGCGGTCACATTATGGCGAAAATCACAAATGATTCTCGTGAAGAGAAGACTTGCACGATTGACGTTGGCAAGGGTTTCATGCAAGGCAGATTTACACCTTATGGCATCACATATGATGATGATGCGGATGGAGTAAGGAATGGCGGATTCGGTAGTACAGACAAAACTTGACGAAATTACCTTGGGCAAAATTCATGGCGATGCAATCAGGATGTGTATCGAGAGATTGAACAATGCCATTCAACACGAAGAGGGCAGTGTTCTTTATGCGAATATGAAGGCTGTTACAGCATCAGTCGGTAGGCTTTATGATATTGAACTTGCAACCGCTATAAGTGAAATGGTTGAAAGAATCCGTGAACTTGAAATGAGGGAATACCAAGAAGAACTGTTGCTTAACGGCGGTGGGAATTTGTTTTTTGGCTTTGCTTCGGATTCGCCGAAACTAAGCGAACTCGAAGTCTCCCCGATTGAGCAATCAGAAAAGCATTTAAAGAAGCTGATTAAATATTCCAAAACTCCAATGGAGCGCAGGATGTATGAGAAGCGGTTAAACGAGTTATACAAAAAGAGAAAGAAGGAACATAATGGTCACTTATTATGATGTGATGAGTGCAGGATATGAACTGCTAAAAGAAGAAGTTGATGTGACTTATGGTGGAGATGCCAAAGATAAATCTGAAAGCATCATGGTTATGGCTGGCATTGTAAACACGGTATACGCACTTCGTAAATTATTTGAGGACACTAAAAAAGAAGATGAGAAGAGCCATTGAACAGCTTGATAAAGAAATTAAACGAGTACAGAATGGCTACGAATTGACTCGTTTCGGCGAGGGATACATCGAGGGCATCGAGTTCGCCAAAGAAATCATCCAAAAAAATATTGACGAACTCGTTGTCCAAGGTGGCGTCTACTACGTCATCGTCTACGAGGGTGGTAATGTATATATGCCGACCGTAAAAAAGATGAAGCTGTTGAAAAAAACTCGTACAAAAAAAGGCAACAGATACCAATTCTCTTACAACTTGGAAGCAAATAATACTCTGTCTGGTGTTGATTTAGAGATACAGTCATCGGAGCAGTTTAGGAATAGAGTCTTTCTTTATGAGGATCAGGCTGAAAGAGAAATACAAAATAGATATTGATAACAGGAGATTATCATGGCGAAATGTAAATCGTGCGGAGCAGAAATCATCTGGGTCAAAATGCGGTCTGGCAAATCCGCTCCATGCAATCCAGAGCCTATCCACTATAGGAAGATGGTTCATGGTATTGAAAATATGCTTGTATTGGTGACGCCTGAAGGAGATGTGACACCGGGTCAGGCGTGGGAAGATTCTGATTTGTTTGGCTATATTTCACATTTCGCTACTTGTCCAAATGCCAACAGACACAGAAAAAGGTAAAAAGAATGAAACCAAGTGAAGCGATAGAGAATATAGAGTATACCAGAAGATGGATGGGCTGTGAATCTGATTTTTCTGAGGAAGCCTTGGACATGGCTATCTTCGCACTGGAGAAGCAGATACCACAAAAGCCTGAAATGATTTGGGATACAACATTTGGGAAAACCAGACCGCACTGTCTTGTTTGTGGGGCATCGAATCCAACAGGTGCAAACTACTGTTGGAATTGTGGTCAGCGTTTTATATCAGAGGAAGAGTCATGAAATGTGAAGACTGCCCCAACGCAGAGTGGGATTGCGTTGATGGACACTGGTACATCTACGGATGCATAGGTGAGTGCGAAGAGGATGAAGCGGAGGAAGAGAATGGATAACGCAGAAGCAATTAATGTATTGCTACACCACAAAGAGGCTTTTGAACTGTCAGGCAAAACAGCAGAATCTATCGACCTTGCTATCTCCGCACTGAAAAAGCAGGAACAGTGCAGATGGCACTCTGTAGCCAAAGAAGGAAATCCGAAAAAATCAGGATCATACATTGTCACAGATAACAGCAAAATGGACGGCAATAAACCTCACACACGGTATTTCAATGCTTACGGCGACAAATCATTTTGGAGTGGTTGGAAAACCGATGAGGTTGTCGCATGGAAAGAAATCATTTCTGAACCATATGAAGTGGGGAAAGAACAGTGAAGTACGTAGAAGAACTTATATCTAAAGAAGAGAATAAATGTATTGAATGGTTGTCTATGCTTAAAGATAAATTCGTAGATACAAAATACGAAAGATTCCTTGCTATCGCCATTGATGCAATTAAAAAGCAAAAAATGGATGGATGTTGTGAATGTGCTTATGAGAGCAGAAGAGAATGGCAAGTGCCTTGCAAAGACTGCCGTAGGGCGCACAGAGATTATTGGAGAACAAAGAACCATGAGATATAACGAACTTCCAGAACAGTGCAAAACTTGCCAAAACCTCAAGACGTGGGCATTAGATATGGGCGGAAATCATCTTGTTTCATGCAAGAAGGGCAGTTGGAATTTTTATCAAGAATGCGATTGTTATGAACAAGAGGAAGAATAATGACGAACGCAAAGAAATTCGAACAGATTTTCTGTATTTATGCAACTGAACTTTGGGCAATGTCAGAAGAAGAATTTTTAGCTTGGCTAAATGCAGAAGCAAAAACAGAAGATTGGACTCCATGCAGCAAAGGATTGCCTAAGATCGTTGACGAATATCTTGTTACCTATCACCCGTGCTATTGGGGAGAAGTAAGACCAGAGTTAAAAGTCGGATTTGATTCCTTCCGTGGGAAGACAACTTGGGCGAAAAATAAGTATCAAAAGGTTGTTGCGTGGAAAGAGAAGCCTGACCCGTATCTTGGAGATGTGGAATGACTATTAATGGATACAATAGAGCAAAAGAATTAGAGGCTTTAATAGAAGAGTCAGAACGAGATAGCAAATGTTTGAGAGGACTCATAGACAGAATTGAAGAATTATCAAAAAACAATTCTCAATTTTCAAGCGTCAATATTCAAATCAGCGAAAAGTGGATGAATACTCCTACTGCATATGTTGACGTGAATAGATTGTTAGAGTTTTTGACAAATGAAATCAAGATGTTAAACGACAAGATAGCATCTTATTATAAAGAGTTTGAAGAATTATGAAATTTAAAGAAGCTGTTTCCAACGCTCATCGCATTGCAGAAGACATCCATAATTATGCAATAAAGGATGAACTGGGAAACTTATGGAATTGCATCATTGATAACATTGAACCGTTGCGCAAGGCTTTAGATGTGATATGCAAATATTGCCCAGAAGATAAGTGGACACCAACATCTGAAAAGATGCCAAAGCCAAATGAACTTGTATGGGTTTGCGATAAACATCATGAAGTTGGTGTATGCCAATTGCATGAATATATGGATAGCGACTGGTACGATTCTGATGATGAATGGCTCTATTATAGGAAAAGCATTATAGCATGGCGTCCGTATTTAGTTCCAGAGCCGTATATGTCAGAAGAGGAAGCTAAAGATGGCTGGCATCCTGTTAGCGAAGATCCGCCAAATAAGGAATCTAATTATTGGGTTCAGCTTTGTGATTCTGACGGTAATTACTGTGGCATGTGTGAATGCAATTGGACTGATTCGGGATATATATATGTTGATAAAAAGATAGATTGGCATTGGGTAGGAAATCCGCAATTCACAAAGATAGTTGCGTGGC